CTGCCGTGATCAAGCTGTGCGCCGTCGCCGCCCACGTGATTATGAGCATCTCCGTTAGTAACGCCCATCGAGACGGGAGCGTAAACACCATCATGGTTGTGAACGGTGGGGGCGTAGTCATGGGTATGATCCTTGCTGGCGGCATCAAGTGTCTGGCGTACCTCCGCCGGAGTCGCTCCGTTTAGCAGGGCACGCCCAAGAGCGGTACATGGAAGCTGTTCAATTGGACCTTTACCGGCGCTTGCGCGCCCCAGAACCCGGTTAGTGTTACACTCGAAGGTTGAAATGTTAATCTTATGACCGGTCATGGTCCCGCCTTGCGGGTTGGTCACGCTCACCTCGCCTTCGCCAAGGTTCAGGTCTTCTGCGACTATCTTTTCATACGGTATTGGCATCTACGGACGCCCTCCAGGAATCGAGAGTAAAAATGTTTTTCAAGCTTTAAATCCTGCCCCGGCCCCTCGCGGCCGAGAGCCTTGGACATCGCATAGCAACGTATGTACTTGGCCTGGTGGTTGGGAATCTCAAGCTCGCTACTGTCTCCCGGTAGATCAGCTCGCCTGGTGTACTCAATACGGGTGTTTTCAGCGGTTAGTGGAGCTGCCGACAACCCCGCGAAATCACCACGGGGAACACCCCAGGAGCCAACCACCTCGTAGCCCGGCAAAATCCGCGGAATACCCCAGGAGCCGATCTGGACAGGATCGATCAGGGAAAGGTTGCGGGGAACACCCCAGGAGCCAACCACTACGATGATGAAGCCGCTTCGCGGTATCCCCCAGGAGCCGATTACCTGATACCCAGGTATGGACCGCGCGATTCCCCAGGAGCCGATCTGGGTGTCGATAGTCAAGAGGTTGCGCGGGGTTCCCCAAGCTCCGATAATCTCAACAACCAAACCCTTTGAGTTGACGGTCTTCTTGGGTATCCGGTACTTGCGCAGCCTGCGCAGGCTATCGATCGAGTAATACTCGACCCGCCCCACGGTACGCTCATAGTTCCCGTCCATGGCCCGCAGCTCGCAGTCGGTCTTGGGGATGAGCGGGTGATCGTCCCAGGTTACGCGCTCAACCTCCAACACCTCATCAGGCAGCTTGTATAGAGCTTGGCCGGCTATATCGTCTATCCACTGACGCCCCCATAAGAGCTTGGTGGAAACAATAAAAACCCGGTAGCCCTGTCTGATCAAGTCATCGATTTCATCGTTGCTCCAGATCAGGTTAGCTGTATCGCCCAGGCGGGTAAGAACTTCGTCTCGAATCTCGGCACGCGTCTTAGCCACGCACTCTTTTTCCGTAATTCCAAGGTAGTTGGGGCCGGGGCGGGCGCTTCATTCCAGGCCTGGCTTCACCCATAACCAGAGTCTTGGCTGCCATTACCCGAGAGACACGCCTGACAATCCTTCTTGTACCGTCGAGCCAGCGGTTCTCATAATGCTTCGCCAGGTCCAGATCCTGGCCCGTCCCTTCACGCTTCAAGGCTTTCCACATCGCGTAAAACCGGACGGTCTTTGTCATCCAGTCGGGGATCTCAAAGGTCGAAGCGTCGTCAGTTAGAGGAGCCCCCCGGCGTCTAAACTCAATCCGCACGTCGTTGGCGCCGAAGGCGTTATGAGCGGGGAGGCGATAGATCCGAATTGTGCGAGGGGCCTCGTCACAAGTGTAATAGTCAATTTGACCTGTGACGATGTCGAAGCGGGAATCCCTCGCCATTAGCTCCTTGATAGACAAAGGCTCCAATCGCCGGTCGTCATAGGTGGCACGCTCGATCTCGATCAGACTCTCCGGCATAACATAAAGCGCCACGCCGACCTTAATAGATAAATAAGTGCGGTCCCAAAGAACGCCTGTCTGCGCAGCAAGCAGGTCGTAGCCTCCCTGAAGGTACTGATCGATTTCGCCGGCGGTCCAGATAGATTGAGTCGTGTCGCCTAGACGGTCCAGGACTTCCATTCGTAGTTGGGCGCGGTTAACCACCGAACACCCCCAGCTTGTCAACCCTCATGCGATTACTCGCATGAGCTGTAAGAGCCCTCTCGACTACCAGGTACGAGTCGTAATACCCTAGAGCTTTTTGGGTTTCGCCGGTTTGGGCCAGGAGGTCATAGATCGCGTAATCCACCAGGCCGAGGTGGTATTCCTCTTCAAAGCCCGGCACGTCATTATCACCCGTTAATGGATTCGGGAGCGCCTTATAGTAAACCTTGACGGTTCCACCCGCCACCGGAACCTTTGGGTACAACCCAAGGTGCCACAGCCCACGCACAAACCACATGCGAGGTTGACCGGTTACTTTCTCCCAGCGGGCAAAACCTCGTGTGTCCAGCTCACGAGGGCTGGTAGGAACAAGCCATACATTGATCTGGGGGTTCCAGACGCGGGTAACACGCAGGAAGCGCTCACCGATAAGAGCCTTGAGGTTATAATAAGTCTCGTCGAGCAGGTTTATAGCGGCTGAATCCTCATACCACTCCGATGCCTCACTAATGGTCTCGTATCCCTCATTTAGTGAAGTCTCAACATCCAGATCTGAGAAGTAGACCGGGCTCGCCTGTGACTCATCAAGCCGGCGGAACACCTCGGTTTTAAGCTCTGAAAGTGTCATAAAAAAAGAAGGGGGGTCTAAAGCCCCCCATGTGGTTAAGACAGAAGGACCGTGCCCACACCGCCCGTCTGGTCAACAACGCAAGTGACACCTTTGCCAGACGCAGCGGCAAGGGCCGCTTGAACTTCAGCCTGACTAGGGCTGGCACTGGCGTTAAGCTTGGCGCCGGTCCCGGCTACGGCGGATGAGCCAACGCTATCCCCTGCCACAACACCGGCCGCAAGCTTGGCCTTCGCTAGCCCGTGAACAATGACCCAGCCAAACTTGCCTGCGGGGATATTTATTTCCGCGACCCCCTCCACAGGCTGAGCCACCGCACTGGTCGGCTTATACGCCAACCCAGGGCCAATCTTCAAAAAATCAAAGGCAGAGATATCCGAACCCGCCTTGATGTACTTCCGGCGGCAGCCGTCCTGGAAGTCCACCTCCAGGTTCAAGATGTGCTGCGGCGTGTCATCAACGCGACCGATATCTATACCACCCACAACATAAAGCGGTTGTGCTCGCATTCAACCCTCCTGAGAAGAAAAGGGGGCCAAAGCCCCCTTTAGGTTACGGTTGCTGGGGCGGTAACGGGGTAAGACTGAGATCATAGTGAATTCCGCCCATTACCCCTTGCTTGGCGCGGTTCGCGCAAAGCGCTGCCCCCATCCAGAGCAAGTGTGACAGTTTGTAGTCACCGTTCGCGGGTTTCTGGAAATCGGTCGGCGCAAAGTCTGTGTCTGCGTCAACCTGCACTTCCCAGAAGTCGGTATTGATCATGAACCACGAACCGGACTGCAGAATTGTGCTGTTGTTTGCCACGTCCGGAACAAACTCATCCCAGACGAGGGGTTTACCCTTGAATGAGATATTATCGAACGGGATATCCGCTTTCTGGTACGACGGGTTTTCATGCAACGTCGCCAGGGCGGCTTCATACAGCTCGGCTGTTCGTTGGTCACATAAATGAAGGTTGGGAGCGCCACCCGCGCCTTTCTTGCAGTCGTTGTACAAGTGGCGCAATTCACCAAACCAGGTATGCACATCCTGCGCCTGGGACACCAGGGCTTTGTTCCTCCACCAGAACTGACCGCGACTATTCACAGTGCTGGACTGATCAATCCCACCAACCACCATCGGGAGGGTAGGATTAATCGCGATCAGCCTGGGAAGCGGATCAATAAAGGCCCGCCCCGTGTTCGGCGAAACCGCCGGCTCGGTAATCGAAGTGCCATCAAAAGCTCCCTGGCCTTGCAGCAAGAAGCGCCCAAAGGCTTCACGGATACCGATCTTGGCCTGCCGAATCTTGGTCTTCAACAGGTCACGGCGCTTGGCTTTGCCTTTGTTCTGTTTTTCCTCCTTACCGGAGATCATGATTGGTGTCGCACCCTGACGCCAGTCCCAGAACGCCTTGGTGACGCCGTCCGTCACGGTCTCAGGCAGGGGATCGTACCCATCGTAGAAGTCGAATTGCCCAACTTCATACATCAGGTCGATTTCCGCCCGCTGACCAGGCGACTCGATACGGCGATACCCACGCCCCTTCTTTGTAATCAGATAAAGGAAGGCGTTGGTCAGGGAGACAGCGTCAACCAGTTCCGGCTTCACAGAAGCCAGACAGGAAACATACACCGCATCCCAATTAATATTCTCTGTAGTCATTTTTTACTCTGTCAGGACTTCACCCCTTAGAGCAGCATCCCAGGCAGCGTCAAAACGCTCCTCAAAGTCCGCATTTTTCGGTAAAGTCCGTGTTACATTCTTTTCGTTCACTCCAACCTGAGGAGGTTCAGCAGCTTTGATGGCCTTGCCTACGCGGTTAAGGGCTTTCTTGGTCGCTTCGACAGCGTGCAGATCGGCTTGAACTACCTTCCAGAGGACCTCCAGGTAGTCAACCATCGTCATATTGCCGGCTGGCTGGAGGTGTTCTGAGAGTTCGCGCATTTTATCCGCGTACTTTTCCCAACCTTTGTGCCTGGCCCCAAACTCCCGAAACGCTTTCTCGGTTTCAGCCGCAACCGCTTGTTTGCGGCGCTCCGCCTCGGCGGCTTTAAGCGGCTCAATCTCGGTCTTTAAAACATGATTAGTGAGGCGCTTCTCAAACGCCTCAAAGACCGGCTGGAGCCTGTCGGCCAGAAAGCTGAGTTCAGGGTCTTCGCGCAACCCTTTGAGAAAATCGTCAGCTACGGGCGTTTCGGTTTCCTTCCGGGGAACCTCACCGCCAGAGACCGTCAACCCATGCCTTTGAGCAAGGGATCGGATAAACTCTGTCGGGTTCTCCCCGTACAGCTCGATCGCCTGTCGCCAGGACTCGATAGCCTTGCGTTCCGCCTCCAGGGCTTTTCGCTGCTCAGCTAAAGCCATCGTCTTTTTGGTGTAAGCCCGCTGGAAACCCTTTCGGACTTCCTCGATGGACTTACCCTCAAGCGCGGCTTCTTCCTCCGCAGACAGAAGTGGTTCATCGTCATCGGTAGCCCCGTCTCCCTGGTCCGCTACCTCGGAATCTCCAGGGGGTTGCTGCTCGCCGCTTTCCGTGTCGCCCTCTTCCGGCTTGTTTTCGGGGGTGTCATCCGTGTCAGCCTGCTCCCCTTCCTGGGAGTGCTCTGCAACAGCGGCGTCAAACACCTTGCCGAAATCACCCGAATCGGCTGTTTCTGTTTCCGGCATGTTTCCTCCTTGATGTCAGATTTCGCACCCCGGCATACCGACCTTCCTGCCCCGGAAATCCATATTGTTCCGCTTAAGGAGCTGGGTTCGGTGCCGGTGACTGGTTACCAACACTGGCTCACCAGTAATATGCTCATCCCAATAAGGTTTAAATGGTCGATGCCCGGTAGATGGTCGGTAAGACAGATCCATCTGAACCCCGCACCTGGGGCACTCCTCCTTGTGAGAATCAAGGTCTTTGATCCTGACAAAAACGTCTTCTCTTTGATGCCCGCAAGACAGGCAAACAAAATCGTATAGCGGCATTACACGCCCCCTGCTAACGGTCCTTGAAAACCGATCTGGTTTAGAAGCTGATTGTCAATCTGCTCGGCTGAGGGCAGGGCTCCCGGGGCTGGAGGAGGCGGCAGCACCGGGGCCTTCGCCGGCGATTGAACAGCCTGTGTGGCCTGTCCTGCTACAATCAGCGTCGCCAAGCGTTTAAACTCTTGTATTTCGCGCTCACTGCGAATGCCGTACATCGCCAGCGTCCGGCGCAAAAACAAATCGCTCGTCGCCAGCACCATCAAGATCTGCAAATTCCCCATCAGCGCGAGGAGTTGGTTCCAGTTCTGGCGCTGCTGCTCCTCCCCTACCGGCGATAACAGATCGATATCACATGAGACCTCATAATTTAGATCCCCCAGGTCAAGGGCGTTGATCTCCTCCCAGGTTGCGGCAATCCTCGCAGCCTCCTGAGGAGCATTAACCGCCAGCGGGTCAACATTCCGCTGAATCCAGAAATCCTGCGTCATGTAGGTCTCAATCGTGCGCAGGATCAACTCCCCGATTCGACCCAGCCAGATACCAACCTCGCGACGGGTGGAGTTTTCACGGATCATTGACCGAACATTGATAATCCTGGCCTGGGTGGCTGTCTCACTCTCCGAGATTCCGCGCTGCTCACCGGTCACGCCCGAGATTTCCATGAAGTCATCCCGAGACTGAGGCACATTGCGGGCAACAGCGGCGTCAAGCGGCGCATCCTCGATCGCCCAGACAGACTCTCGGCCGGGAAGCTGAGCGCAGGACATATCCTCTTCCGACTGAAGGAGCTTCTCGACTTCCCCCTGGTCACAGGCGCCCGAATACCCATAACGCCGGATAGCCCGCCGCCTGTGAATGCGCTGCATTTCCCGAGTGTCATTCAGCTCATGCTGCGGATCGAGCCATGCCCGCACAATGGGGAAGGGCAGGAACTGATCGAGAATCTCGCAGAACTTCAAAGGCTCGACGAATGGGAGTAACTCGTAAGGCTCACCGTCCAAGAGGAACTTGTTGTACCCTTCGGCCCAGACATAGCGCTTCTTGGCCCGCATGTCCCAGATCTTCCAGATTTTCTCCATGCCGGCGTGTTTTTCAATATCGTCGGCATCGGAATCCTCATCCGATGGGGGGCCGTCGGATGAATACCCCCGCCCCTTCAAAGCGCCAGTGTTCTTGTAATGGGGGTTCTTCTTGATGTCTTCGAGATACACCCATTCGTAATAGCCACACCAGTCGCACCAGCTTAGAAGGTTCGAATTGCGAACACTGGTCCGGAAGTTGGCAGCGGGAACGCGCTTGATATAGATGTGCTCCGCCGTGATTCTCTTGGGGTTTGTATCGATAATCGGCTTGTTTTCCTCGTCAAGGAGAGGCTCATCGCTATCTTCACTCAAGACCGGCTTGCCCAGATTCGGATTGTCGATAAAATCGGCGCTGTAACCAACCTCAACCACTGCGAAGCGGAAGTGGGCCTCATGAATACACAACTTGATGATGCGCTCGAACTCCAACTTCATGTCGGAGACTATGGAGTTCAGTGTGTCCTCACGCAGCCTGACCCGTTCCTCAATGTTGGTGTTGGGGTCGTCAACCTTGGAGGGTTTCGGGTGAATCTTAAAGACCGGCTGGTAAAAGAGCAGGCTCGGTTTCCGCGTCTCGATCGTCGGGAAGATCAGGTTGATGACATACTTCCCCTCGGACCCGTCATGCCACTGCTCGCCCAGATATTCGTTCTCCAGGTCGGCAACCTTAAAGCGCTCCTCCCATTTTTTATAGATCTTATCGGCAGCGTCTACACGGCTCTGCCAGTGGGCTACTCTTTGTTTCTCGGATAGTTTTGCCATTGCTTAGTATGCGGACATATGACGCGGTAATTGCCGCCAATAGCGGCGACTACCCTTACGCTTCGCTTTAATCAGCCGCCGGCGGGCCGACTCAAAACAGTTGTGCGGCATATCTTGAGGCGCGATTCGTGCTCTTGGGGGCCGGGCCGCAACCATATAGCGCACACAGTCGTAAGCATGATCGGGGATATTCGGATCGCGCTCGTCGCTGAAGATCGGCCTGCCATTTTCTTCCCCAACCTTCAGTCGACGCTGCGCCTTCAGCTCAACAACCGCCTGGTAACAGCCGTTGGGATAGGCCGGGCTTTGCATCACGAAAAAGATCCGGGGTGAACCTTTGGTCTTCAGGATCGGGTGAATCCTCTCAGGATCTACCCGTAGGTACTCCGAGATATGGTTCCGGGTGCCCAGCTCATTGTTGTCACCCTTTGTCCAAACAAGGGCGGTTTCCTCTGGCAGATTAACCCGATCGGCGTATTCATCAGCAACCGACCAGCGCGAGCCGTGCTTCTGCATGGTCGGCGCGAAAATAGAGGGGTCGGCCAGGTTCTCCCGGTAGCGCTCCTGCACCTTCAACCCCGATGATGCAATATAGCTTGACATCTCGGTAATGTTGCGCCGGTGGTCGGAAATAAGGGCGTTCGGCTTGTAATACTCCCGGTAGCAGAAAAGGTTGCCCTCGGGATCTACCGCCCACCAGAGACAGACGGTTGGGTTAGCATCACCGTGGTCAAGCGTGCGGTGAAGCGTACAATGCCGGCGGAAATACTCAACCAGGGCGTGCCCATCAACATACACACCCATTTCGGGGTGATCCTTCACCTCGGGGTCGGTGTTCAGGATTGACAAGCGATCAACAACGTGAATCTGCCCCTCCGGGATACCCCATTGACCCTCGACAAAGCGGCGAACAAACGCGTCGTCTTTGGCCCGCATCTCCTCAAGCGTGGTCTTCGGGAGATACTTGTTCTCGTGCGAGGCCATCGTGATCATTTTGTAGCCACGCCAGCGCCACTTTGTTTGCCACTCCCTGCTATCGGGGTGAAAACGCCGGTAAATCCAGTGTGTTTCCACATCCGGGTTGCAGGCGAGCATCGCGTAAGGCGGAGGTGTCGGCCTGCCGGTGACGGGGTTTTTAAAGCTCCAGTTCTCTATCCCCCCTTTTTCTGCAATTATCCAATCCGGCACCTGCGCCTGATCCCAACGCCCGAGGCGGGACAGTGCCACGTCGAAGATGATCTCCTCGATTTCTTCCGCCTGGTCGAACAAGAACCAGTTGATTTCAATCCCGCGCAGGACTCCCAGGATGTCCTGGTCATCCATGTGCATAAAGAAGACCTCCGAGCCGTTGTTAAGCCGGAGATAACCCTCGGAATCCGAGCGTTTCCCCCCGAGCATGTACGCCTGGGGCGAAAGGATCTTGTAGAACGTACTCATGGTCGTCTTGACCAGATCCTTGTGCACTTTGCGGCAGATAATTCCTCTATTCCTCGGGAAACAGTCAGAGAGATAAATCGCCTTGAGCGACAGAGCCCAAGTTTTCGCAGACCCAAACCCGCCAGAGCAACACAGCGGATAAGGCCCATACTCAAACGCTTCCCGTTGCTTCGGGCTCGCCCAATCAATGACGGTTGTCACGGGCGCCGTAGAGAGGGCTCGCTTGTTCGAACGAACTCGGGGATCTTTCAAGACTTTTGACGCTTAATCCAATTTGGATTTCCGCGCCGCTTAGGCGTTGAATTTTCAGAAGTTTTCTGTTCTAAGGTGTTTCCACCAGGGTCACTCGGCGCATCACTGATGAGAATAGCGGGCTTCACACCCACGTAAATACGCCCGTGGGCGCAATACTTACGCCCCAGCTCGATCGCTTTTTGAACTCCCTGAGCCTCAATAAAACCCTCCACTACACCGATTCGGCCGGGCTCGCGGTAACGCAGAATAAACAAAGTGTCAACCAGCATCGTTCCTACGATCTCCTTAGTCCCAACGAATGTGCGTATACGCACGTGACCGGGCAAAAAAACTACTTCAACTCCTCGCGAATTACCGCCTCTACTTTTTCAATGCGCCCGGTTACCGGCTCGTGAGCGCCAAGCACGTGCACTGAACCGCTGATTGAGCCGAAAGTCGTAAAAACCACCATGCCGCGAAACCTGGTGTCGCCGAAGATATCGCCGGTGTGGAAGTAAAGCGTCGCGGCGGCGCTAAGGCTTTTCATCTGGACGCGCTCGAAATCGCCCTCATCCGTGATCCAGAAAAGCCCCAGGTCATCAATCGGCTTGAAGTAGATTGTGTTTCCGTCAGGAACCAGGGTCTGGTTGGCAACACAAAACGCGGTGTAAATACCGGCATCCGGGTCGTGGATGACTGGAGCCGCCACAAAAACCGACTGCTGAGCAAAACCGACTGAAACCGCAAAAAGCGCAATTAACGTGATAACCAGAGCTAAAACTAAACGCCGCATCGTTGACCTCCTCTGATGATCCCAGATACGCCGCCGCTGGCGGCATCTATAAGAGCTGAGAAAAAAACTACCCCCCCCCCCCCCCCCTTTCACATTGT